CGCCGCCCGTCTGTATATGATGTCACCGCTTGTACTCAGTGCTTCAATTCCCATCTTCAGTGCCGTGTCATAGTCTGCTCCGTGGTTGTCCTCGACCATGCCAATCAGATTGTCCAGCAGGTCAGCTGCTTTTTCTCTATCCATTCGTTGCCCCCATCCATTTGTTCAGCTTCTTTTGCTCCGTTTTTCTGTCCATCGGTTCCCAGCGCGTGCAGTTTTTCCCCGGCTCGCATCCCCGGCGTTCGGGCGGGTCGTGCAGGATGATGAACGCGCACAGCACTTTGCCGCCGCTGTCCTTTTCTGAGTACCGGCACTTCTTGCACTTCCGGATGTCTTCCGGGCTGTCATGCGGAACCCATCCCGGCTCTGGAACGACCCTCGGCTTTTCCACGTCCTCTTTTCTCCGAATGAACCTGCCGCCCTTTGTCAGCGGTTCTGCGACTGCCTGCTCCGCACTCATGCCGCTCATCAGCCTGTTGTGCATCGCCTTGCTTGAGATGTGGCCGTGTATTGCCGCCAGTTCGGGTGCGGTCATTAATTTGCCGTGAAAGGGCCATCTGCGTGTTATGTTTGGCGTGACAGGTGTCGCAACTGCTTTTTCTACGTCCCAGCCGCCATTAAGTCTGCTCCGGAGTGTCGCGTATGACATCCCTGCCACCTCTGCAAGTCCCCGGAGCGAGTAGGTCTTGCCCTTGTACTTTATCTTCCTTGCTTGCTGCATTGGTTTCTCCTGTTATTCCTGATATGGGTTATAGCCCATTTGCCAAAGTGTCGTTTGCGCTCCATCTGTGTTCAAACGTTTCTGAGCCATTTCATAGTAGTCCTGATCAATCTCAAAACCCACATATTCATGACCAGTGCGTTGACACGCTATCAGGCTCGATGCGCTCCCAACATGAGTGTCGAGAATAACATCTCCGTCTTTTGCAAATGTTGCCAAAATCCATTCGTACAGTTTCATCGGTTTCTGTGTTGGGTGAATACGGTATTCCTTGTTTGTCATGTCCTCTTGAAGCATACCGTTCCACTTAAACTCAAATATTCGACACGGCTGTTTGATGTCTGTCCATGCTATTTCGCAATCAGCAAAGTTTAAACCTCTTCGTTTTTTATCCCAAACAATCAGGCATTCAGTTGCGCCAAGATGGTCAAGGAAATAATTCCCACCGAATATAATTCTGTGTTTTGCCACTCGCTCCAGTTCGGAGAAATATGCGGCATCCGGTATGTGGCTGTCATCGAATGCCTTGTAGCTTTTGGGCGGGACAGCGAGACCCCCCCCGATTGTTGCCAAACGGTTTTGCACCGCCGATTTGTGCTGTACCCCCCCGAAAGGAATCCACTGTTTGTTACCCCCCCGGGTGTTCCGGTGACGTTTATTCCATACGGCGGGTCAACCACGGCAAGGTCAAAATACTTGTCGGGGAACTGCTTCATTCCTTCCATGCAGTCCATGTTGTAAAAGCCAAAGTCTAACATCCCTTCACCTTCTTTGCCGTCAATACAACAGTGTCATACCGTTTCTTCTTCTGCCGAAATACCTGACCGCCAATCTGTGACAGTCCGCATCTTGACCCGTATTTGTTCTGCTTCTGTTTCTTCATGTCTCTCCTTGTTTGCCCGTGCCGCCGCTCACGGGCTTAGTGAATAATGGGTATATGCTTGACTACATAACAAAGGGTTTTTGTGTTTGTGTTTGTTATATGGTTAATTGCGGCGGTTAATGGGGAGCGTTATTCAGGTGCTTCCATTATCGTCAGCACGGTCTTCTCCTGTGTGTATTCAAGGTCTACCGAATAGCCGTCTGTTATCAACTCTTCTCTTCGCCTGATCGCTTCATCTAGATCACTGCACTGGATCGTGTCGCCCGCGCTCATTCGTCCGCTCCTTCATCCTCAGGCATGTTGCTTGCCACTGCCGTAATTTCAGCGGTCACATTCTGGAAATGCTCCAGCACAGTCTCGACAAATGCCTCCGCTTCGCTTCCGTTATCAAATTCGCCCTTGATGGTTTCCGTGCCGTATCTGCCCGGCTGTTCAATCCTAATTTCGTATTTCATATTGTTCTCCTCTCTGTATGCTCTGAATGGTTTACACGGAATGAATGACATTGAATCTGGTTCTACCTTCAATACGAATTCAGTCTCATCACTTACTCTGGAATAGAATTCATCTACAATCTTTTTGTATACATCATCAGACAAATTCATCCCCATCCTCCTCTAAAAGTCTCTTCAGATCTGGTATCATCTCCAAACGGAATGCCTCTTTCCGTCCGATAAGCATATCCCTTTCGGTCCCGTCTGCTTCTTCGATGCTCGCCTCCAGTCCCCTGATCTTGTTCTGATAACGCTCTATCAGATACAGTATTTTTTCTCTCACTTCATCCTCCTGTTTGCATGGCTATCAATTTCGCCACCATATCCTTATGGCTCTGGTCCGTCCTGTTCTGGAAGTTCTGAAACCTTCCGGGTGTCCCCGATCTGGCTGTCGGTTTCTTCTCGTCAACAGCATCGAACACCCATCTTCTGATCGCCAGATAGTGAGACTTGCTCTTGTAACCCTTGTCTCCGATGTACTCGTCCAGAAACTTGACCGCCTGGTCCGTTTTGGTTTCTCCAAACTCGGCAGACAGCTTCTCGTATTCTTTGGCTGTCATGCGCACGTTCCCATACTCTCCGAAGGAGAGTTTATTATTATCTTTTTCTTTTACTTTATCTTTTTCTTTAGGTTCGGCTTTGGTTTCGGTTTGGTTCTGGTTTGGTTCTGGTTTGGTTTCGGTTTGGTTATCGTTTGGTTTTTCTTCGGTTTTCGGTCTCCCTCCTTTTTCACCGTTCTCCCGTCTTCTCCTGTTCGCATCGATCTGGGGCTGTGCCATGTAGAACATCCCAAGCGCAGCACCTTCACAATCTGGCTCCTCGTCATACAGTGCATATCTGCATATCGCGTCATATGCCTGAAGCCGTTCGTCATCCGGGAGCGTGGCAAGTGCTTTCATGAATGACCCATAAAAAACGAATCCATCTGTCATTGTTCATACTCCAATATTACTGTTATGTGCGGTTCCTTCCGGTCTACTGCAAACCGATCTGTGAAGCCGATGATATAGTCCCATGCATCGTCCTTTATGATCCCGGTCGTGACCAGCGCGTCCTGAATGACCTTGTGAGCAAACCCTGCGATATTGTCCTTGTCTCGCCTCTTATTCGGCTCGTAAAAGCAGTAATGGATCGTTACCGGGGACTTTATCGGCTTTATCTTGGCGGCTCTTATTTCACATTCCACGGCTTTCTGAGCCGTCTTTTTCATAAGGTTCCCGCCGTACTTGTTCGCCCTCTGGTTTGCCGTGTACTCGTTCATTCCCGGAAGTCTGTCGTGGATCGTGAAGTGCTGCATCATACCAGTCTGTACTCCGAAAAGGTGACTCTTTTCCCGTAACGGTTGACCATCGTCTTCGGGATGCTGTCGATCTTGATGCCTCTGGCTCTCAGGTCACTGATCCGTGCGGCTAACCTGTGGCATCCGAAGTTGTCCCTGGCTTGTGTATCCGTGATGCTTCCGTTCGTTGTCATGTATGCGAGTATCATGTCACACTGTGACTGTTTCATTTTCCCCTCCTTTCACTGGCTCCAACTGTTGCATAAAACCGTATCAGCGGACTTGAATCCGTCATCAGTTCAGTCAGAGCCAGTTCTTTCCATAGCGGTCGATAAACTCCTGTATTGTTTTGTTGTTATGCTGAAGCCAGGCATATTCAGCTGTCTGTTTCAGCTTCACATCCATCCAGTGTCCTTCATTTCCGTGGATCATGTTGTGATGCTCTCTGCACACCCATATCCATAACCCGTCCTCTTCTGCCAGCTTCCTGTTTGCCGTTCCGTGCAGACAGTGATGGCGTTCGAGATCTCTTTCGCTTCCGCAGTAGAAGCAGGACTTACTGTTTTTGATGATGCTGTTCTTCATATGCCCGCATAGCCTCCAGTTCTATCGGTCTCAGTGTCTCGATTCCTAACTGCTGCGCCTCCTGGACTGTCCCGTCCAGTAAGATGCTCATCTCTTCTGTGTTCAGATCATGTGAGCCTTTCAGCATCACATAAGTCCTGTACATGACCCCTTTCGCTCCGGATCTGACCTGTGAAGTCGGTTTCAAGTGGTACTTGCCACTCCTCAAGACTGCCTGTTCTGCCTTGTCGGTGTCGGGGATCGGGACCGTTACCAGACCCCCGGCTATCCTGTCGACCTGTCCATAGGACCGGAGCATCTCGTTGTGGACCTGCTCTTTCGGCATCCTCATGGCATCGGCTATCTTTCCGACCAGTACCCAGTAGTAGGAATTCTGGGACAGCGTCCTTTTCTCCCGGTGCTTCTTGATCTCCCACTCCTGTCCGTCTTTCTGTTTGGCCAGGAACTGGATGATCTGCATGGCATTACCGATCATTTTTTCAACTTCCCGATGATCTCAGTTGCCTGTCGCATCGTCAGCTTTGTCGGATCGGGGCATACGTTGTTGATGTATGCTGCATTCTCCGGACTCTCAGCAAACAGCTTCAGGATAAATGCGACCTGTTTCTCGGAAGCCATCGGTGTTTTGTTCTCTTTGCCCTTCAGCTCTGCGCTGGCCTTCTGGTCCGGATCGTCACCTGTGATGATCTTGTAAGCTTTCAGCAGCGCGTATTTGTCTGCATATGTCATTGCCTTGCCCGGAGCCTTGTCCTGAGAGTCGACCCCGTCTCCGTATGTGGCGATGTCGATATATTCCTCGGGTTTGTCAATGTTCACAAATCTGTAGACCGTGCGTACTCGCATAAACTGCTGCTTGCGTTCTTTTGGCTGGCCGTTGTATGTGCTTTCCGTGATCAGGATGTCCCTCTCGATGATGTCTCTGTCGAACGGGTACGAATACACTCCGTATTTTTCTTCTGCCGGCTTCACTGCAGCCAGCACGTCTGCCTCGCCGACAGCCTTATATGAAGACTTCCCCTGATCTACGTTCAGGTTTTTCGCCACCCGGCTGATCTCGTTCGTTATTGCGCTCATGCGCTGATAAATGTTCATCTCACTCATTGAGTTTCCTTTCTGCCAGTGCTATACTGGTCTTGTCATGAATGAATGGAATTATTCTGATGTTTGGCCGTTCTGGAAGCCCCCGGAGCGGTCATTCTATTTCCCGTACGAAATTGTCGTACACATACTGTCTGAAGCACTCGCCGCAAAGACACTCCCCCGGTTCCGGTTCGAAATAGACATCGTCCTGTATCGGTTCCTGGCATAGATCGCATACCGGTCTGGATGCGAGCCACTTCTCTGCCTGTTCTTCGTGCTTCTGCAAGTCCTGTTCTGCCAATGTTTTTTCGAGTATCATGTCCTCTCCTTGTAAAAATTGCATTTGCCGTATCGGCAGTATGTGTCTTTCAACGCGCTGCACCCTGTCTTCAGCTTTGGCTGTCGGAACCGGCACGAGTCTTCAGGTGCGTACTTTGCTTCATGCGGTGGTTCAAGCTTCGGAACCGGCTGCCCCCAGAAACGGAATATTTCTTCGTATGTTGGCTCATGTCCGTATCTTTCCATCCATACAGGATCAATCTCATACTTTTTAGCCATGCCACCACCTCCGAATAAATTCTCTGACCATTACGGCTCTGCGCAGCTCGCGTTCATATCTTTCAATGGTTGCTTCCAACTCGTCTTCGATTTCTCCAATTTCCCGTGTCATGTTCAGAACCATCAGATCGCGCTCCCGGATTATCTTGTCTTTGCGCTTTTCCTCGCCTTCGTGCCGGATGATTTCTTCCATCAGCATTCGGTTTTTGGCGTGAAGCGTTGGTGTGAAGAATTTGCATTTCTCGCAGTTGGTGTTTTGTGTTGCGTTGCAGTACCGGTCATCATGCCCGCGATACTGACATTCTCCTTTGTCTTTCTTCCGGGATGACAAGTACCCCCCCTCGGAAAGAATCCTTTCAATTTCGTCAGCTTGTTTCTTTGTCATCATTGTTCCTCCTTTCAGTCTCTAAGATTTGCCCAGAACACAAATGCAGGCCATCCGACAGCCGCTGCAAAACTTCCAAAGAACAGCCCGATGTTGATTGCCAGGATGTCAGCCAGTGCGACAAATGCGACCGGCAGTGCAACGACCGAACACAGCACCAACGCCTTCCGGATCATGTTCGCTGTCCGTCTGCGCGGTACTGGTCGCGGTGTGATCGTGATCACGTTCAGCGGTTCGACCCTCAATTCCGCTACTCCCGGAGCGACCGGGTCTTCATAGATGCCCGCCGGCTCGTGTGTGATGACTCTGTCTGGTACATATCTCCCCTTTAATCTCATTTTTCTCCCCCTTGTGGTTTATTCCCACGCTCTTACAATGGTTACGATTTCCTCGTCGGTCAGATCGTTCAGTTTGACAAGCTGACCCAGTTCCTTCAGTCTCAGATCCCCCGGATGATCAAGGCGACGGTAGAGCGTCCCTCGCGGCATCCCTGTCTTCTTTGCGGCTTCTGTTTTGTTTACCCTGAACAGATACCACTGGGTGATCGTTGCTGGTGTCCGTATTCGTGGCATGTTATTCCTCCGTATAACTTAGTTCGACTCATTTGCAAAAAAATAATCGCTGACGTTCTGGAGATCAATGGACAATAATTCACACCATTTAACGATGTCATTCTGAGAAAAACCAGTCTTGCCAGTCATTTTCTTAGACATAGCCGTCTTGGAAATGCCGACCTTTTTCCGGAATTCGTCCTGCGTTCCGTACTTTTCAACGATACGCCCGCGTAATTTAGCGTATTTTAAGCTCATCCCCTCACCTCCTCTCTCAAAGCAAGTATAACTTAGTTCGACTATGATGTCAACAATAAGTTGAACTAAATTTTATTTTTGTTGCCCTAAGTAAAACCAAGGCGTATAATTCAAGTGGGAGGACGGTACCATGAAAAAAAAGTATGAACAGACACGCTTCGATAAGCAAGCGCAGGAACGTATGAGATATGTAATTGATACATATTTTGGTGGTAGCCAGCAAACGCTTTCTGAGAAATGTGGCATACATAAAGCATCGGTATCACAATATGTAAATGGTAAAAACGTTCCGTCAAACCTAACTGCAAAAAAGATATGTGATCCACTTGGATTAAACCCGGCATGGCTCATGGGATTTGATGTCCCGATGCACACACCGCAAGACCTTGGACCCGACTCAGGTGATTTGTCAGACGGACGCAATCTATATTATCAGGAGATCATTCCGATCATCCAAAAACTATCAGACGACAATCTGCACCGACTCATCCGATATGCTGAAAAACTGCATGACATCCAGACCGCAGAGGAAGAACTAAAATGAAATTAGAAAAACTCCCATCCGGTAACTACCGCGTCCGGGTCACGATCGGACACACTCCAGACGGCAAGCCGATCCGGAAGTCGTTCACACACTCCGACAAGACAACGCTGCGCAGAATTGCAGCAGAATACGCTGACACGCACCGGAACGTTACCACAAGCAAGTCTGTCGGAGCCGCTTTGGACGACATGATCGCCGCCAAAATGCCCGTGCTGAGTCCTTCCACGCTTAGGGCTTATACTTCTATGTCTAAGACGTTAAAAGCCAAATACGGGCGATTTTGCGCGCTTACCGTGCATTCTGTGAGCCGTCAGGATATGCAGAAACTTATCAATGACATGGTACAGACCGGCAAGACTCCGAAGACCATCCGGAACTATCACGGAATGCTTTCAGCGGCGTTTAAATACTCCGATTGCAGTCTGCCGGCTGTCACGCTTCCGCAAAGAGTCCCCCCGGTCATCAACATACCAGACGAACAGACCATCTCCCGGATCATGGACGCAGCCAGGCAAAAAGGCATTGACGTTCCGGTCACGCTTGCCATATTCGGGATGCGTAGATCCGAAATATGCGCGCTGACCGCTGACGACCTTTCCGGGAACCTTTTGCACGTTCACAGAGCCGCCGTCTACGGTCCTGACAGAGCCATACACGAAAAGATGCCCAAGAACTATACATCCGACCGCTATGTCCGTATTCCGGACGCTACGGCGGCTAAAATACGCGCACAGGGCTATGTCACGGACATGACACCCGCTGCGCTGTCCCACGCTTTCGAGCGGCTTCTGGAGCAGAACGGCCTGCCGCATTACCGTTTACATGATATGCGGCACTTCTGCGCGTCATATTGTCACAACGTGCTGCATATGTCCGATGCGCAGATACAAGCCATTACCGGGCATAAGACTTCCGTGGTCCTTCGGGCGAACTATATCCATGCGATGGATACGGAACAGACCGCCAAGCTGGTCGCCGACAGTCTGGCCGGACTCATGTAGTCGTGTCCATTTTCGTGTCCACGTGTCCACAAATGTGTCCATTTTAGTGTATAAAATCTTACACATTCTATGCCGATATCTACACACTTTCAGACGCAAAAAAGCCGCATAAATAAAGGATTTTCAGCAACTTTCCTTTATCTATGCGGTTTCTTTCAAATATGCCGGCGGTGGGACTCGAACCCATCTACAAATCCTCATAATCCGCGTAAACTCTGCATTATTTCGCACTCGTGTCCATGAGCGTGTCCACGGAATCTAAAAAAAGGCGACACCCGGAAACCCGAATGCCGCCCACCACAGGAGGATAACCGCCGCAGCGACACTCCTGCCGCTGCCGTTATTCAAACCAGATCCTGATTGCCTCCATGCGTTTCGATACGCCGGTCGTCCCGGCTGTTTCGCCCTCATCGCATACCGCCATCCATCCATACGTCTGGACGTGGACCTGGTATTTCAATTTTCTTCCAGTCGGATTCTTAACGCATCTGATCCGGATCGCTTCCATCCGTCTGGACTCACCGACCGAGCCGAGGACCGTGCTGTTTCCGTGCATGATGCCCGTGTAAGTCTTCCAGCCGGTTGTCTGCAGGTGTACATCCACTTCCAGCACCACTCCGGAAGGCGGATCGATGGTCAACGCTTCCATGCGCTTCCCTTTTCCAGTCGTGCCGGCAAGCTCACCGTTCGATGCCCATTCCATCCAGCCGAAGGTCTGACAATGTGCGCGATAACGAATACTGTTCGATGAAGCATATGCCTTCAACTGGTCAGCGGTCAGATAACAGATATTGCCGTCAAGGTTCCCGCCGTATCCCGGAAGATGCAGTACAGAAGTATACTGGTGGATCGCTACGTCCTTCCCCCACGGTCCCCAGCTTGCAGAATTCTGCCACGGTTCATCCGCATATCCGTATATCGGCATATAATCCTTGTACTGCGCACCCCAACACGGATAGCCGGCATCCTTTACTGCGGACCAGTCCATATAGTTGAAGCAAGACTGTTTAGACCCGTAGATGAACATGGTCTGACCGGTGCGCTGCTTGACCAGATCCATGAACTGTTTCGCATATGCTGGATTCTTAAACTGCGTATTCTTCCCGATACTGGAAGACGATGTTTCCCAATCCAGGCACAGAAACGCCTTCCCGATGTAATCCCGGATCGTGTTTAGGAAGTAATCGACCTCTGCAGCGACTCCGGCACCGGTAGCATAATGGTACAGCCCTACGATCTTGCCGCCACGGATTGCGCCGTCAATCTGTGTCCGGAACGCCGGATTCGTGTATGTTGTCCCCTGCGTAGCCTTCACGATGATGAAATCTGCAGCAATCTTTTCGGCATCAATGTCAGACTGGTAACTGGAGATGTCGATGCCGTTAAGGTATTTGCTTTTCACCGGCTCGACCTTTTGGCTTTCCGCTGCATATTTCGGTTTCGCATATCCTCGGATGTATTCCCAGCCGACCGGGATCGTCCTTCTCCGGACAGCGTCATTGTAATTTCCCTCGATCACGGAGATGCTGGAACCGCTGACCGACTCGACAAGACCGATATGATCAGCGAATCCGTCGTTCGGCTGTGTTGCATCGTCCCAGTTGTAGCAGATGATCCAGCCGGGCTCAGGAACAGCACCGCCGTCCTCTTCCCAAATGCCCGCCTTTTTAAATAAGGAAATATGTCGTTCAACGCCGCACTCCGTTCCGCCAATGATGCCCGGATCTCCCAGCTTGATAAACAGCGCCGAGATGGTCGTGTCGCACCATGCATCCGTATATTTAACGGAATACCCTTGTGCAAGCGGTTTGTGGCTGTTGTAGAGGTCGATTATTTTGCGCTTATCTGTCCCGATCCACGACTGCATTTGTCCGATCGCGTCCTGCGCGGTAATTCCCATTACATACCCTCCTTGTTATACTGAGCCGTAGACACTCCCAGAAGTGCGCCCAGGAACGTATCTACTGCCACGATTGTGAATACTACGTCATCCGGCCGGAACCAGTCCCACACAGGCCCGACTGCTCCGTAGAAAACAGCGAATGCCGGCAGAAATATCAACGCGATCCACTTCAAAACATCATATACTTTGTTGTTCAGCATATTATTCCTCCTCTCTTGTCGGAAGTTTACGCACTTCATCCATAAGCTTCGCAGCAGTGCCATTGCCGCCAAGTTCCTGGTATGGTTCAAACATATATTTCTCCAGTTCGTTGTATTCCCGTGCGGATATATGCCCCTGTGCGATGTACTTGTTGCACTGCCACAAGATCTTGTCATAGGCCAGCCCCAACAGGAGACGGTCCTCTGCGCTTCTCTTTTTGTTTCGGTTGATCAGCCAGGTCCAGAAGCCCGTCGAGCCGAAAACCGCAACGGCAAGTGTGACTATGATGTCAATGTGCATTTCTGTGCCTCCTTCCGGGCATGAAAAAGGACACCCCGAAGGGATGCCCCTGTTAATTTGTGACTAAAAGGTGCGGTTAGTAGATTAAATTGTCATTTAATCAACCATAGGGATACAAAAATCGTAATAACCCCCGGCAGATCCGTATGTCAGGAAAACGCCTTGGTTCCCAAACTGCACACCAAGAGCATCTTTTGATGCGTTACCCGCGCCCCATGCAGGAACGAAGACAACACCGGATACGACGCTCGGCATTCCACTGCTGACTATGCCAATACTACTACTTGTTGACGGTGAGATGCACTTGATTTCGCCCATCAAGACATAAATCCTGCCATGTCTGACGATGCGGACGTCATTTAGCGTGTACTTGCTCGTATCTGATGAGGCGAAAACGGTGTTCACAGTATTACTGTTTAGTGTACTAATGTCACTCTCATGTTCGGCTATTGCACCCGATAATGTCTGTGCCGTTGTGGTCAGTGCTGTGTTGCCTATTGCGCCTGTCAGTGTGCTTGCTACATTGGAAAACGATGACGAGCCAAGCAGATTCCAGATATACCTGACGTTCTTGACCATCGTCGATATGCGGTTGAACAGCGTTGCAAGCGTGCTTCCCGTCGTGATAACGGATACGTTTGTCCATGCCGTCGGGCTTGCCGCGTCGCCGGAAGTGAACGCCACGGGATTATTGGTAAGGTCTGCTTCCGCGACTGCCGCGTTAGCCGCGTTTTCTACGACTTCGTTAAACTCTGCCTTATATGTGTCCGTTCCATCGTCGAACGGCACATAAGCCGGGTCTGTTAATGCCTTTGTGTTCAATTCATGTATTTCCATCTTCGTCGCCTTTCTTTGCAAACTGTTCCGCAATCAGCGCTAAATGTGCTTGCCGTTCGTCCGCCAACACTTCAGATAGTATCAAATCCATTACTACGCCCGGAATGTCATGTTTGCTTCCAATTTTCATAATCGCGCCGCGCAATTCGCTTTTGGCATTTATAACACGTATGTTAAAAGGTATATCCATCTTTCCCCCTAATTTTAGCCGGAAGCACTAACAAGTAGCCCACGCCTAAACTGCATCCTTACATTGTTGATTGTAATATTTCGCGTTTCTCCCGCATACGTTGTGCCGTCTAAATACCAGTCCGGGTCTTCTATGGTCGTGTCGCGCAGTGTGTGTCCGCCGGTGACGTGAAGGTTTTTATAGCAAACGACATCCCCCGCGTTGAGTGCTTCAACCGATGCCCGGTAATATCCCAAAACGGGGCTGAAACTTGTGTTTGCCGCATTTGTGCTTTCAGCCCAAAATATCCCTTCCCCGTTATACGACAAGTCCATTTCCAGACACCAAACGCCGTCGTTGTCTATGCTTCCCGTTCCTATTGTCCCGATAAGCGTCCCGTTGAACCCGCCTAAATAGTATTTCGAGTATCCGCTTTCGATAGACGACGCACGCACGGAATCTTTCGTTCTTACCGTGCCGCCGTTAATTTCTATACCGGCATTGTTCCATCGTCCTATCACATTCCCGGATGCGTCGTAAACCACTATCGAGCCGTTGCCGTTGTTCACGCCGCCCAACGTCAGCGTTCCGCCCTTGATCCGTGCTGCACTCATTGTTCCGGCAGTGATAAAGTCGGCAACAAATGACCCGTCAAGCGTCCAGGCGCTTGTAAACGGTCCGGAAACGCCATTAGATGAAAATCCGATGCCGTTCACGTTGATCCGCAGCACATGGACCGCTGTGGCCGTGTCTTCCGTGTCCATGACAAGCATATCCGTAGGCTTGCCGTTGGCATCATACAAAAAAACGATATGCCCTCCCATGCCGCCGGTGATAAGGTTTGTCGCGTTCGCAATAGCTAAGTCCATGTCAGACCACGACGGGACGTCTTCTGTTATTTTCTGTTCTGTGTCCGCCATTATCACGTCAGCAAAAGACGCTTGCGCTTCTCCCAACTCCATTTTGTCGTAGCGCTCCGTTAAGGCGTTCCAGACGACTTTTATAACCTTTGCCGTTGCGTTTACGCCTAACGCTTCATAGTAGACATTAACCGTATCACAAAGCTGTACACGTTCCAGCGGTGCTATGTTTTTGTATTCTTCTGTTTGCCACAACTGGACAAAATCAACGTCTATGTTGACGTGCGGTATCCACGGTGTGTTGCTGTTAAGTATCGTCCGCGCCTTGTTTTCAAGTTGTGATACCGTCGGCGCGTCCTCAAACTCCGAACTCAAGTCCATTGGAACGACGGCGCGCTTGTAATACTTGAACGTGATATGTTCGCCGTTTTCGTCTTGAATTGGTACGCCGTTTTCATCCGTCCAATCCGCCACCCGCTGTAGGCCGCCTTCACCCGTAACGATGCTCCCCCAGACCACGGTAGTGTTGCCGTCTGACCAGTACGGGATTACAGCGTTGTACAGCCCGTCTGTGTCTACTACGTTCTTAATGTCGGCAAGGTTTTTTCCGTATCTGATAGTTACGCCGTTATTTGCGCCGCGGTTGCTGTACAGCCGGACAAGATAGTTGTCGAACTTAAATTCGCCGCCGTACACGTCCAGAATAGATCCAGACGTTCCGCCCAGCGCCGCCCGGATGGAAGTAGGCACGCTAAGAGAAAAACTCCCGCCGGATGTTTTGTTCGTCCAAAACGTGAACGGGTTTTCCGTCATGCTGTTTGAACGGAAGTATTCAAACGCTTCCGTTAAGCTGGTAGCGTCAAACGGAGACACTATCACATTGGACAGCTTATAGCTTATATGATGGCAAAAGAACGTTACTATGCCACTTATAGGCGCAGAGCGGCGGTAAATTTCGAAAGGCTGTAAGTCCTTCTGCTCATCATGTGAAACAAGAATAATGCGTCCTTCCGTTATTTCGGAATAGAACCTTCCCGTTATCGGATAGGTAAACTCCACTTCAAACGGGCCGTTACGCGTTTCTGAGACTTCACAAGTGATACAGTCTGACAGCCGTCCGATTCCGTTCGTGGTAAAGTCGGTTGCGTTTTCATCAAATAATATAGGAATCATACTCTATACCAGTTTGGCGTAATTTCTACGCTTCCAATCCCATCACTGTATGCAATATTGTTCGCGCCAGGTGCAAGTGTTGGAAAGTCGTTCGGGCTAAATATAACCTGTGAGTTAAGGTTGTTCGTCCCTCTGTAACACGACTGTATTTCGCTGTCTACAATCACATAGTCGCCAACGCTGTTAACCGTTATCGTCTGACTGCCTATTACGACCGTTTTGGCGTCTGTAGATACCAACTCTAATAACGGGGTAAATATTGCGTCGATAGTAAATGGATAGTCAATGTTAAGTGCTATCTGTATGTATTTTTGCGCTTCTTCTGCCGATAGTGAAAAAGTTGTTCCGCTCCCCGCGTCTCGCGCTTTTTCTATATAATTACCTGTTGATTCAGATTTCAAATATAGAACAAGGTTAGTACCGGCGGGCGCGCCATTAAGTTTATACGTCCCGGAAGACGGCAGTTTCTCATCCCGCACAAAAACAAATTGTGAATTGTCTGTAGCCGTCCCGCTTGCTTTTACCGCTCCGTTTCCGGCGTCTGAATACGTTATGCCATTTTTTGTCGAAAAGCCATTGTAATATGGCCGTTTTATCAAATTTAATGTTGGCGTTATCTTTATCTGCGGTCTGCTCTTAAACAACGTCGGATTTTTTAGCGCGTTTGCCCATAGCCGCGGAGATATTATCACGTTGTATGGCATTGCGCCGTTTTGCGCCACAATATACGCCTCATAGGGATACATTGCTTCTTCGTCTGTTATTGTGAATATTGCGGGCGTGCCGCTTCCCAAATCCATCGCCTTTCTGTAGTAGCCGCTACCACTCGATACCCGTATTTCGATATAACAATCACTTTTCGCACCGGCGGCAGTATATGTACCGGCGGGCAACCGTATTCCGTCGCCGCTACTCACAAGGGCAAATTTTTCTGTCCCTGTTGAGTTTCCTCTTACCGTTATTGTTCTGTCCCCATTGTCGGTAAAATTCATCCTATCAATCGACTTTGTTGTGTCATGATATGGGTACGCGATAAGATTGTTTGCGCTTGTTGCGTCCGCCGGATATTTTGACGGCGTTTCCCCGGACACAAGAAACCGCCGTGGGTCGCGTCTGAATTTAAGGTTAAACTGTCCGCCCACGCCCGCCGGTAATACGTCCGCTTCCAGCCCGTCCATGTACTTAGCTAAGTAATATTCGTCCGGGTGATAAGAGTCCGTCATACGGACGTATCCAGAACGCGCCATCAACTCGTTGCGGAACGCTTCGATGTTAGCCGGGAAGTCCCGTGCGATAAACGCCGGATAAATGACTTCTATTTCTTCAAACACTCCCTCGTCAATCGTCAGCGTGCCATTCCTTCCGGGAACGGTATAGTCTTTGTATCTGCGTTTCGGCGCGTTAAAAGTGCCGCCGCCGCTTATCCACACTCCATAGTCTGACGACTTTATCCCGTCAAAGATGAAATACCCGTTTTGTTCTATATAACTCATGCCATACCCCACGCGGCCTGTTTCTGCCGTTGTGCAAGTGCTAACCTCTGCTGGACCATATCCGCCAGCGCTCTTTCGTCCATGCCGGCAGACGGATAAACGTTTATTGTTATGCCGCTGGCTGCAGCCTGGTTGTCTCCCGAGGCGTCTTTTGTTGCGTTGTAGGAAAAGTCGGCGTCGATCGCGGTCGATGCATCTTCAGCTATTCCGTTCATGGCCTTAACGACTGCGTTTCCTTCGTCCTCGATACCTTCTGCCATACCTAACGGTATCCATTTACCAATGCTGTCTCGCATCAGCTTTGACGGAGATCCGATGCGGAAGAACGCCTTGACGTTTTCCCATGCGTTAGACGCCCATTGTCTCAAAGTATCCCAGATATAATGGCCGAACTGGTTGATGCCGCCGACAATGCCGGAAATGATATTGCCGCCTATGCCTTTCCAGTCGATTCCCGTGAAACTCTTAAAGATGTTTTTGGCAACGGTAGTGAACGCTTCCCACAAACGTGCTATGACAGCCGCCAATCCGTTAAGTATCCCGTAGATAACGCTCTTGCCAAGATTTCCCCAGTCAATATTGGAGAACCATTCCGCTGCCTTCTGTCCGATAGCCCGTAAGCCGTCCCAGATAAGCGATCCGGCGCTCATGATAGCCACGCCGATCAGGTTAAGCACAGCAAGCCCCAGACCCTTCCAGTCAATGTTCTTGAACATCTCCATCGCGGCTTTACCTATTTCCACAAGCGCTTCTTTTACCTTCCCGGAGCCATTCTGCATACCATTCGCCAAATTATTGATAAACTGTATTATCGAATCTACCATGTGCGGTATATTGGCAAACGCCCACTTTAAAGCTTCACCGATAAGGCTGGGAAGCTGTTTTAAAACGTTTCCTATCATCGGAAACAGGTTTTTAAAAAGAAAGTTCTTTGTATTTTCTGCTAACGAAATCAGCGGACCCTTTATATCCTCGCCAAGCGCAAGATTTGCAAGCAGGTTCGTAGCGGACGCTTTCATGGCGGCCATTGATCCGGAAAACGTTTCTGCGCCTTCTTTTGCCGCTACGCCTGTAATGCCAAGTTCTCCCTGGACAACGTGTATAGCTTCGTACACATCTCCGAGATTGGAAATGTCATACTTAACACCAGACAGCTTTTCGGCGTCGGCAAGCAGCCGCTGCATTTCAGTTTTTGTTCCGCCATAACCTAATTTAAGGTTATCCAGCATGGTATAGTTGCCTTTGGCAAACCCTTGATATGCGTTCTGTATAGACGACATATCAGTACCCATTTTTGCAGCGTTGTCAGCCATATCCATAATGGCCGTATTTGCCGCTTTTGCCGCCTGTGTTGCGTCACCGCCAAACGCTTGCTTTAAGCTTGCGCCGAATGACACAGCCTGTTCAGCATAATCATTAGCGGATATACCAGCCTGCGCCGCTTGATATGCCATTTCCTTCATTGACTCAGACGCAGATCCGTAAATGGTATCCAAGCCGCCAAACGACTGTTGCATTGCAGATCCGGCTTCTATGGCTTCCGAGAACAGCTTCTTAACTGCAGCGCCAATGCCGAGCGCAGCTAATCCCTTGATCAGCGTCCCGCCGATTTTCTTGCCAAGGCCAGCGCCAACTGTTTTTCCGGTCTCGCCAAGTTCCCCGTCCAAACTCTTGGACAGTTCGCTGCCGATTCCCTTCGTGGTCGGCATGATCTGCACATATGCCTTTCCTAAATTAGTTCCCGGCATATTATTTCCCCTCTATCTTCCTTCTCCTTGCCGCTTCATATGCCTCTGGACCATCAAACGACATATATTTACTTTCGCTGTCGTCCATGATTGCCTGAAGGATTGACTTCGGCCGGTTCGTTCCGCGCTGACCGTCCTTTGTCTTGAACCACACAAGCGTCTGCAAGCTGTCAGCAATATGCGACAACAGGATGGTCTCGACCGGATGCTTCTGCCCGGTGAGTTCGCGCTTTATCCGACTGTCATCCGGAAGACCGGCAGCAAAAAGAGCCGCCCTTTTTACAGGCAGCTCTCTATAGTCGTATATATGATACGTTTCCGCAAAGTCGCATTCCATCGCGCCTTCATTCCTGGCGATCATTACGGCAAGGATAATCAGTTTTTTGTGTCGGATTCTCCAGCTTTTGTATTTTCAAAAATGCTTTGCACTTCTGCAAATACCGCTTTGGATGATACACGCCCAGACTTCCCACGGCAGTGTTCATACAATGCTTTTTTCTGCTCTGCTCCGAGCAGTCCGATCAGAACGTCAGGCATTGCAGTCAGGTCTCCCCGGCTCATGTCGATAAGACGTTCGAGTATCTCCATATCGTCACGGGCCTCTTCGTCTATTTCAAACGAGAAGCCCGTAGACGTCATACCTTTGATTTTTTTCACGGCTATCCCCTCCAGCGTTATTCTTTGATGATGTATTCGTAGTACGGAACGCCCGCGCTGTCTGCCTGTGCCGTAATGGTTACAGGATAATTAACAGCATCCGCATCCTGATAGGTCGTGTCGCCCATCTCCGTGATCTTACCATCCGGGATCACGATCCTTGCCAGAGCGCCGTCACGCATCATCAACTCGATGACGTATACCCATTCGACCGTATCTTTGCCGTTCGCCCGAATCGCCATCCCTGTTGCAAGGGTGCCTGTCACAGCGCTCTCGCCATGAAGCGTTTTATACAGTTCCGGATTAAGCACTTCGATCATGCCGAATGCGAATCTGTACGTCTTGCCGTTGACATATGCCAGGACTACGTCACCGCCCCATGCACGATACTCTCCGGAGTCGATCTCGGAAGACTGTGTTACGCCGTCTGTAGCGATATATCCGAGTGATACGTAATCCTGGGCAAGTGCTGTTTTTGCATCCGTGGGAAGCGCTGTCCCGATCGGGGCGCGGTAGATCCCGCCAGTCACCCGCGGTTTACCTGTCGAAACATTTAAAGCCGTATTTGCCATAATGTCCCCTTTCAATAATAAACAATATCAAATACCGCCTGATAGCGGTATCGTTTGGTCTGTGTGTCTGTATAGTCGTATTCTGCGTTCAGGTCGCAAGCACTGACCGTCACGCCGGTCGCAATGTCTGGAAGTACCGACAGCACTTTTTCGTGCAGATCCGCAGCCGCTGTCTTGCGTGGTCCGTAACTCTGCACGGCGACTGTCGCGCTCCGGATATGTTCGGTCTCGCTGCCGCCTGTTCGCTCAATCACAACATAGCTGTCGCCCGGATTGGCTGGCACGTCGATATATACAGGCACGTTCAGTTCTTCCAGAAGATAATCCCGTATGATTTTTTCGATCATGACTTTGCCGCTCCTAATGCTTTTATCAGCGTATTGTTTTTTGAGCTGTCTATACGTGTTTTAGGCGTTGTGGCGAAAACCTTCACTACAGGGCGCTTGTCTCCGGCCATTTCCATTTCATAGCCTTTACCGTCATCAGGTAGATTGTTTAAGACACGTTCCCCGTATTCCTTCAGCATTTCCTTAACAGGAGCGCTGAAAAGAAACTCCTGGACGCCAAAATAATCCAGTTTTACGCGCACCTTACTCATAATCCTCACACCTGACTTTCATGTGCCACCGCGTTGGGATGTTCGTCTCCACGCCCGTGATCGGATAGCCGAACGTCCTGCATACGTGTGTAGTGCCGTATGCGTCCGTCCATGACACTTTTTTATCTTTCCAGTCATGTGTATCGCCCTTGGGAATACCGAGCATATACCGGATGACCTTCTGGTAAAGCGCCGTAGCTGTCGCAATATCGTCCGTTGTAGGCTCGCCCACAAGCACGTCAGCCACATCGACCGGCGTTTCTTCGTAGATCGGCACGCCGAACGCGTCCACGCCTGTCTGTGTCTGCTCGTAAAGCGTTACCGTTGCGCCCCTCATGCGAGTACCCCCGGAAGGTCTTCCAGCGGACTATGCGATCCGATACTGTTACTGCCGCCAAGCAGCTGCTTGTCAGTCTTAGACAGATACAGTTCACCGACAGATCCGCCCGTTCCTATGGTCCAGCTTTGGGAATACCCCAGACCGGACATAGATCCCTGCGTGGCGCCCATCGGTATGTCGTTGTCAACTCCTAACGCACGGATGACCATGCGGCAGGATACGACTTTTTTAGCATCGGCACTGGCGGCGCTTTTGTATGCGTCAATCAACACACCCGCATCGTCAAGAAGTGTAGTGCATACTGCTTGTTCAGCCGTGTCCATTGCGCGCGTCATACGTGCCTGGACGTCTGTTACTGTAGCGTACGCCATTTTGCCACCTCACTTTTTATTAGTAACTCTCTTGGCTGGCGCGTCCTTCAACCACACCAGTCCGAGTTTCTCAAGATATGCGCCTCTTTCATCAGAACAGGTGAAGGAGTCCTGCGTTTTGCGCTGAACCCCTTCGTCCATGTCATAGAAAGAGACGATCACTGTCGCCTGCTTCATTAAGCAGAGATGGTAGCTTTGATGATGCGATCCGTGAAGGCCGGATGTACGCAAAGACCGCAATATACAACCGTCTGGATTGCAGCGTTCTCATACAGAGCGTCGTTGTGAACAGCGATGATGCCAGTGGAGTCTGTCTGCATATCCATGCCCGGGATCTGCGCGATGGACGGAGCGACAACGGTCAGATTCTCGATCGCCGTGCCATACACCTTGCCAGACTCGACATTGCTGTCAGCGATGACATTGCCGATGCCCATGAAGTTCTTCAGATAGGACAGACCGAATTCCTGTTCCAGTGTGATGTTGTGCGTTCCGAGATAGCCATACAGATCCGTCGGGTTGACGAAGAACACCGGAGTGGCGACTTCAGCCTCGAATGCCGTAGCAACGGCGCCGGCAGCGGCGGCGATAGCAGCCTGGAAGTTAGCACCAGTTGCCGTACCCGTTCCGGTCTTGATTCCTGCATAGATAGATGCGCGGACAGCATTCTCGACCTGTTTCAGCATATCGTCGTTAGTCTTGCCGACGGCCAGTTCGTAACCGTATTTGCCGATGCTCTCGATGCCGGTAAGGTTACGGTATTTCTTGTAAGTGATCTCCAGCGTTGTCGGACCTGTGACCTCGATACCGGAATCCGGGATAAGAGCCTTCTCTGCAACAGCAGCGCCGCTGATCGTTCCGGAAGTCTCATAGATGTTATAAGCCGTGCCAGGTGCTACGATCTGGACGGAAGTCTTGCCAAGCAGTTCCAGAAAATGCTGAATGTCTTTTTCAAAACGTGTTACAAAATTGATGTCCTGCGCTCTCGCTTCAACAATCATGTTTGCCATAATTTTTACCTCACTCAAATAATTCGATGTTTTCCTTGATGGCTTTGAGCCGCGCCTTTTCGTCCTGGATCTTCAAGATGTCCTCTTTCGATATTGTCGGCGCGTGTGCTTCTCCGCCATCCTTAACAGCTGGATACGGAGGACTTACCTGTGCAAACTTCTTAATGGCTTCAGCCTGTCCGCGCATATCAGCTTCGTCTGATCCGCGCAGGAGCGATGCCGGCACACCTGTTTCTGCTGCGATCCGGTCACGCAGTTCTCTCTCTGCGTTGGCCTGTTTGATCGAGTCCAGTTCAGCCTGGAGCGCTTCTGCCTTTTCAATAGCCTTCTGCATTTCGCTCTTGTTGGCTTCCTCTGCCGCATCAAATGCCGCTGCCTTCGTCTTCAAGTCCTCATAATCCGCATACCTCGCACGCTCTCTTTTCAGCCTGTCGCCGACAATGGCGTCAAGTTCAGACTGCGTAAACGTGCGTTCCGGCTCTGCAGCCGTCTGTTCCGGAGTGGTTACCGTAGCTTTTTCTTCGCTCATGTTTTAACCTCCATAGAGTGCTTGTGTTCGCCGCGTTTTAGGCACGCGTTGCCATAAAAAAACGAACGCTTATGCGTCCGCTTCTTCTGCTTTTGAATTATTCAATTCTTGCCGCTTTGCGTAAGCGCTGCGTTTCTGGGCGTTTATCTTTTCTTTGTTCTCAGCATAGAATCCGCGCCGCATGGCGTTTATCTTTTCTTCCGGAGTCCCGTCGGCTGCGTTGTACATTTTCAAATATTTATTTGGGTCATACCCCTCGACTTCAGTCCGACTATTAAATCGGATCGCATACGTACAATCACAATTTGCATGAATGTGTTCAGCGTGACCATTCTTTAGTGCCTTTTTAGACGCCTTTTGCCATCCTCTCGACGCAAGCGTGATGCAAAAAGCACAAGTGTCTCCGTGTGGTATCCACGCCCATTCAGCACCGTCCCTGAGTGCGTTCTTCATGACAGTATCAACACTTACCATCTTTACCTGACGCGCAACAGCTGATGCCACCATTTCCAAATTAGAACTTTGTTTTAACGTGCCATTGACCGCCTTTGCAATGTCGGCGTATGTCGGTACTTCTGCCGGAACAGCCGCCGGAATGATCACATCGGATAATGCTCCGACCGCATCGTACATCTCACAAGCCAATTCCGCAGCGGCTTCGCCGTATTTCGATGACAAGCCATACGCATACTGGATAATTGCCTGTCTGACCTCTCTACTGTTCCACAGCCCGTCAGGATCACGATGCAGGTCCATAAATTCGAGCATCAGCCGCGCCGCTTCGTCGTTCACCTTGCGAAGATCGTCTATGTACTTTATCCAGCTTTCTTCCGATATGGTCATATACCAATTTCCTCAAGTACAGCCACACCGCGCGCCCGCTGTTCCTGTGCCTTTATCCGGCGGATGTCCGCATAGTCGAATCCGATCATTTCCAGGAACGTGTCCGTGCTGGCAAATCCCTGCCGTGCGCTTGCGATCTTAATGGCTGCGTCAGCCGTGACCGCTACGGACGGCATCGCCGGATTCTTGAAGTGAGGCGCTATCGCCTTTTCTTCGTCCGTCAGGTCATCCAGTGTCTTATTCTGCTCGATTGCCAGTGCCATCAGCGCAATGGTCCGGAGCGCGTCACCGTTGCCCGTGTTCAGCTGTTCAGCCATTCCGACAAGTGTCTGGGACTGTGCCAGGATCGCGTCGGAAGATGTCGGATTCGCATCGTTCACGACACCCGTGTCCGTCACCGTCAAACCGGTTGCAGCGGAAAACTGTGTTGCAAGCACGCGGATCATTTCAACGTGCGGGGAAATGTTTCCCTGAAGCAGCTGACCGAATGTCGGTTTTTCACCTGTCTCCGGGTTAGTGGTCGATGCAATAATTGACCCGACATACTGCCGGAACTTCTGGTTGACGACCTTGTCATACTGCTCGTCAGTAATGCCAAGCAGATACTTCTGCGGACTGGTGGAGAACTCCAGACCGATGGTTGCGTTTGCGATCGTCCGGACGTAGCCTTGTATCAGCCTGCGGACAGGTTCTTTTATCCTGGAACGACCAAACGGCTTGTCACTGGTCGCGTTCCATGTCAGCGGCTCCATGAGCGGTCTGCCCATCTTGTGCCGGTATGGCGTGGCGTACCACATCACTCCGTTTCCGCGCTCGATCACCCACACATATTCATCCGTATAGAAATTTATCAGTGAAGGTTGCCAGACAAGCGCATTGTCGTCAGCCGGTGCGGAGTCTATGATAGCAAAACCGCAGTCAATACGGTTCTTTTCTCCGTCCCAGAGTGCCGCTGCCGTCATGGGACTATGGAATCGGATCTTCACGCCGTTGTCTCCGGCTGAGAGCGTGCAGAACGTGGAGCCAAACTCCAATTCGTCCCGGCAAGCTTTCATATACTGCGCTACCAGCTTATTTTCGACGACCATTCTTGTCAGATCGTCCACTTCATTCCCATTGATCCCGACAAAACCGTCGAACATGGACCGCGCAGCCAATACATCAACCGTTTTCGCGCCCCACGCGCAGCCGATTTCAAGCTTCCGCATCCCGTCCGGGAGCGCTATGCCAAGATTGACCTCGTCAAGCGTGACCTTGCCTTCGTAATATTTTTTCTTTTCGGCATTCTTTGAAACGTGGCTATTGAATACATCAACCAGCTTCTGGAATTTGTATAGACTGTAATTATCAAGTCCTTTTACGTTTTCTGCCGCAATAGTCAGTGTCATTTCTCACCCCTACCCGATCCGCATCTTTTTCGCCGGGTCTCTCTTACTGTTTTTCGCTCCCCACAATGCAAGCGCCGCTGCCTCGATCGGCGTGGAATTGTCGCCGCCAAAGCCCCAGCCGCCGGCAATAGAGCGTTTAACCGATGTTACGGCGGATTCCCTCAATATCTCCTGTCCTTCATACCATGTAACGGTCTGTTCATTCAGCGCGTCCGTTAATGTGGACACCGATGCGATCACATCCCGTGCCGTTGGCCGGATCACGGAGCCTTTCATCTTCCACGTCGGCGCTATCTTATCGACAAGCACGTCGACTCCGTTCCGTCCGTCTATCACCACGCAGGCCGCTTTGCTATAACGCTCATTCAGCCAGTCCGCAAGCCACTGCGTTCCTGATCCTGTCGGTCTACGTTCTATCAGCGATATACGTGCCTTCCCGTTTGCAGGTATCACCGCACCGCACAGCGTTACTTCCGCGCCGTCTGCGCTGAATTTGACACCATACGCCGTTTTTCCGTCTGGCTTTGGCTCCGAACTCTTGCAGGCGTCCCATATATCTGCCGGGATAGCATAATTTTCTTCGTGCTTCACGATTGGAGACCACCAGCCGAGCCGCTCCCGTGCAAACGTGTCCTCCGACATCT